ATGCTATACGTGAGTAAAAATCTAAGAAAGCTCTTCTCGCCGACGGGCTTTGGCAAGTCGTACTTAATGCGAATAGCGGACTTACCCCTGGGCGGAGGGTCCCTGAACTCGACAATACCCCTCTCCAGGTCCACCGCATAGTCATCCGGGGCGTTCCGGGCCGTACCCTTCGGGTACTCGACGAGCAGAAGCTGGTTCACGGGCGCACGGGATAGCTTAAACGTCGTGGACTTACCATCGCTGTCTAACGTCTCCTCGAACTCCTCGTTCATGTCCTGCCGTAACGTGCCCATGCACACGTCCTCGATGGTAAAGTCCGAAGTGTCTATGAAAACCGTGTTCCTCTTGTTCTGCGCGGGCCAGCCCACGACAATGCTATCGGACGGTATAAGCCCGGATAGCCCGTTGCGAAGCGACGCCAGGATAGCATCGTCAACCTCCGTGATCATACGCCCTCACTTTTTTATGGCAAGCGGCTTAACCCTTGTCATATAGTGCAGCACGTTGGCGACACGGACCCCGCAGTCGGCGTTAATATCCTTGAACGTGATGTAGCGGATACCCTTGTCGGGATTGGGATTGACCAGCATATACCGGTACCATAACCGCTGGTTCGGGGATTGTAGATACGCGATATACGGGTTCTTGCTGTTCTTCGGGCGGAGGTTCGACCACTCGTTGATGAAAAGCCTGTCGCTGGTAAACACGCTCCCGTCCACGTACTCCAGCCGTATCTCCAGGCCATCCTTATCGCCGTTGGCGGCCCCGGACCAGTACGATAGCACATCGGCCGTATCGTTGATGCCGAACCGGCATACGTCGCCGGTCTGGTCTTTCCCGAGGCTGTATTGCCTGGTTATGAGGCCTATCACGTCCGTGCCGTAGTTGCACTCCTCTCCGACGCCCGTGCTCAGGTTATACGATGCCCCCACCGGGCTGGAGAGCTGCGTCAGCGTAATGCCTCTAGCCATACTCTCGATGTAGCTCCTCAGGCTGACCAGCTCGTCGAGGATCTTATTCCACTCCTCGGAACGGATAAGATCTCCGGGCTTCTTATACTGTATTTCAATTACCATATGCGTTCCACGCTCCTGGTATGGTTATTATCGCCAACTTCATACTACCTTCACCTCTCCACTCACGCCGCAGGCCTTCACCGAGTCGATCAATCGCTGGATGTACGCGGCCTTAACTCCCGACTTATCGAGCAGCTCCTTAGGCACCAGTACCTCGAAGGCCGCGGGCTGGAACGCCACCCACTGGAAGGTGACCGAGGTGGTAATATCGCCGGCGAACACCGACTTATCGAATTGCGCCCGGTCAAATACGCCCAGGTTAGCCCCGATTGCCTCGGTATATAGCCATTTCGTCTTCCCCCGCGGCATCGTGGGGACCTTGGCCACGGATAACCGCTGCGTCCTGTCCTCGCCATTCACCGTCGCCCGCCCCTTGCCTATCCTGAGCTCTTCGCCAAATGACAGGGTGCCCTTGAACGTGATAGACTCGCCCGTATCCAGGTTGGTGATGGTGGGATCGGAGATCTTTACGTCCTTCGTATCCACCGCGATGGTGATCTCGGGCTCGGAGTCCGCGATGCTCCTGGGATTCACCTTCCAGTCGCTATTCGCCCTTACCTTCCAGGTCCTTTTCATTGCTACCCGGGGATTTTCCCGGATCTCGACGGGATAGTCTTGCGGAAGGCCGAGCGCGATCCGGGCCATCATGCGGATAGAGCTCAACGTGCCGCCGCCCTTGTAGCTGACGATCGCCGTTTTCAGCCTTCGCCGGTAGTCGGGGTCGCCCTCCCCTCCCCTCGGCACGCTGAACAGGGCGCCCAGCCGGTCCAGGTCTTTACCGCCCGCCGTATCGACCCAGTGGGACCTCATGATCAGGGCCAGGTCCTTTTCCGTATCCTCCATGCGCCGGCCCACGGACTCGACCACGACCGACACGACGGACGATCTGTCCCAGGAGAGGAAGAAGTGCGGCAGCCTCGCCGCCACCTTATCGGCCCTCGTTGTCATTTACTCCTCCACGTATATTTCGAGCGACCTGCATTCCCCGCGCTCGTCCTGCTTTGTTTCGATGTTATCGTGAAGCCCGTTGACCGTGACGTTCCGGACGTCCCTCACTCCCGGCACGTTCAGGGCGGCCTTGACGATCTGGCTTATTACGACGTCGTCGCCGATCCCCAGCGTCCCCAGGTAGTCCTTTATCGCCTTATCGGCCCTGGCGCGGGCTTCGCCCTTATCCGTGCCCTCCGCCAGGAACAGCGTGGCCTCGATGTCCAGCCACACGGGCTGTGGCCGCTTGAACTCCACCAGGATGCCGGCCGACCTGGTCTCCTCGATGGCCCTGCTTATTTCGACATCGTTCCCGCCGCTGGCGATGATCTGGATGACGCCGGGTATGCCGTCGGGCTGGTCGATCACGACCACGTCGCCCGACACCCCCTCGACGCCCTGGACCGCGGCCTTCATCGAGCTGAGCGTGGCCTTCCCCGCCATCTCCAGCGCCCGCCTGGCCCGGTCCCTCAGCTCCGGGTCGGTCTCCGCCTCCGTGCCGCGCATATCCGTCTTATTGATGACGTACTCGATGCCCGGGACGGGCTTGGGCATGACGTTGACGCTGCCGGCGGGGGCGCTCCCCTCCTTGCCCGGCACCATGGCCATGACGGGGACCTTCGTCTCCCACCTGCCCTCGGAGTTTTTCGTGAGCATTGCCTCCTTGACGGTCCTGAACGTCTTGATGTTCTCCGGGTTCCGGGAGTACGTCGAGACCTTCGTGTTGATAGGGATGAGGACCTTCTCGTACACGGAGTAATCGACGGAGAGGACTGCCCCCGCCTCCGGGCGCTTTCCTTTTGGCAGCCACACGAGCTTATCGCCATCCAGGCGGAAGTCCGCGCCCTCCTGGAAGGCGAGGCTGCCGTCATCCAGGGCGACCTTCTTGACCGCCTTTACCATTAAGTTTTTAAGCTCGTACCGGTCCTTGCCGTCGTACAGGTACTTTTCCCCCGTCACTTCCAGGGAGGCCGGCTCCTTGTTCCGGCCGAAGGCCACCTCGCCCATGGCGTAGCCGGCGGGCTTCCGGTTGACGCCGAGCATGGAGACCACGAGGTCGAGCGACTTTCCCGTCGCGGTGTCGATGAACGCCGAGTTATACACCTGGTTCATCTGGGCGGACAGGAAGGCCATCTCGATGGCGATAGACTCCACGAGCGTCCTCGTGACGCTGCCGGGGTTGACGTCCGTGATGCCCAGGGGCACGTCTATCAGGTAATAAACGAGGAACGCTGAGCCGGCGTCCGGCTTCTCGCCCGGGGGCAGCCACTCCAGCATGCTGCCGCCCTGCCGGTAATCCGCGTCCCGCCGGAACTCGAAGGGCGCGCCCTTGAGCATGCCCTTCACGCTGACGATGCTTTTGATGTTAGGGTGTGAGAGCCGGTATTTCGTGCGGCTGGCGGCGTGCTCGAACTTTTCGTTTACCATGCCCCTGGTTATCTGCGCCAGCATGGAGTCCGTGAGCTCGCCGTAAGACTTCCTCGCAAATGTCATCACTTTACCTCCAGATAATAGGGAAAGACGAGGTTCATCGGGATGCTGCTCTTTATGGGGGTCACGGTGATGTCGAGGATGACGGCGTGGGGGTCGCCGGCGGCGGGGCTTACTTTTATGTTCACGATGTCCCGGACCCTCGGCTCCTGCATGACGCACTCCTTGGCGTACAGCCTTACCAGGTCCCTCGTGGCCTGGTTGTTGGGCTTGCCCACGAGCTCGTGCAGCCTCGAGCCGTACCCGGGGTGCCCCAGGTCGCTCAGCTCGCCTTTTCTGGTCAGCAGGCGCTGCGTGAGCGCCTGGCCCAGGTTCTCCCTCCCGGAGACCACCTGCAGGTCCCCCGATCTGCCGACTTTGAGGTCGGCGCCCAGCCCGTAATAGTCCGTGCCGGCCTCGACCCTCAGCTTGATATCGCTACCGTATATCTCCTCGTCCATCGTCATTCCTCTGCTCTAGCCAATGAATACGTTGCAGACGGCCACGACCGTCCCCACCGGGGCCGTGCCCGCAGGGTCGTTGCACGTGTTCGCCGTGTCGCCGTTGCGGGCGGCGGGCTTCTTGTTGATGAACACCGTGGCGCTCCCCATGATGATGTTACCCTTGTTCGTCGGGGGCGCCTGGACCGGTCCGCCGATGGGTATGTGGGGCGGCGTGTTGGTCGCCGTCGAGCCCACGGTGGCCGCGGGCATCCCGCATATCTTGACGTCGGAGCTCGGGCCGCCGTCGATGAGGCCGTTGAACGGGTAAGGCCCCGGCGGCGGCACCGGCCCTCCCGGCGATGGCACCATCGTGATGGGCGGGGCCGGCCCGACTATCCGGTCCCCCTGTTTCGCCGCCGGCTGCCCCATGCTACCACCTAGTTGATGTTCACTGCCGTCTTGCCCTTGATGTTCACGACCAATCCCTCGATATCGACCGTGCCCGGCGAGCTTATCTTAACGTTCCCCGCGTTGTTCACGTCGAGCTCGAAACCGCTGTTCGCCTTGAGGCTCGCGGCCCCCTTCGTGTCCATTTGCAGCGTGACACTGCCCGTGTCGACCTTCACCAGGTCGTCGTCGATCGTGAGCTCGATGCCGGACGGGAACTTCATGTACAGGCGCCTCAGGCCGGGCTGCTGTGAGTCCGGAGACTCGTATATTATTTCGCCCGCGTCGTTCGCCGGGGGGCGCTGGTCGCCGTTGTAGAGGCTCCCCAGCACGACGGGCATGTTCACGCTGCCGCCGATGTAGCCGATGAGCACCAGGTCGCCGATGTTGGGCACGTGGGTGAGGCCGATGTGCGGGGTGACGATCGGGACCCTCCGCAGCTCGCTGCCGCCATTTTTAAGTTGCACGTCGCACTCGTAATTATCGTTATCGCCCTCGCTGGCATGGGGGTAGACCGATGATACCACGGCCAGGTCCATGGTGCGCTGCTTCCTGACCTCCTCCTCCGCGATCCTTTTGATTGCGGCCACGGGCGAGTCGGCCATGAAGTCGTCGGATGGCTCCTCGGGCACTACTTACCGCCCTCCTTCGCCTGCTTCTCGATCTTCTCGATGATAGACTTTACCAGGCCCTGCGCCTGCGAGAGCTCCCTCTGCCGCTGCTCCACGCTGCCCTTCGCCTTTTGCGCCTTGCTCTTCTGGTCGAGTATCTTGTTCGCGGCGGAGCTTTTGCCCTCCAGGTACGCCAGGTCCTTCGTCTCGGCGAACTTTTTCGCGGCCTCCGCCGTGTTCTTCCGGGCCTCGTACTGCCGCTGTGCCGTCTCTAATTGAAATTTCTTATCTCCGATCGCCCTCTTTACCGATGATATATCCCCTTTCATTCCGCGTCACCCTCAGTCGAGCCCGGCCTGCCGGCGGGCGTCCATGACCTTGTCCCTGGCCTCATTGTATGCGCCCTTGAGGCTCTCTACGGCCTTCGCCGCCTCCTTCCTGCCTTCCTCGGCCTTCGCCACGGCCTTCTCGTACTGCTCGTCCGCTTCCGCCATGAGCTTCTTCGCCTCCCCCGTAGCCTCATCGATCCGGCCCTCGAGCTCTTTCACCGTGTCGTCGAGCTGCTTCCGGCACTCCTTCACCTTATCCTCCGCTTCTTTAAGCGCGTCCTCGGCCTTCTTCTTTTCCTCTTTGTACTTGTCTTCGGCTTCCTTGACCCCGGCCTCGGCCTCTTTTACCTTATCCTCGTATTCCTTTTTGAGCTCGTCCGCCTTCTTCTTGACCTCGTCGCGCTTATCCGTGATGACCTTCAGCTTATCGTCGAGCTCCTTCAGGAGCTCCTTTGCCTTATCCTTCGCCTCGTTAGCCTTCTTTTCCAGCTCTTTTATCTTATCGGAGAGGTCGATGCCCTGGCCCCCCGCGTCCGCTTTCATCGACGTCACCTGGGCCTCGTACTGGGAGGCCCTGTCCTCCCACTCCTTCGCCTTCGCCTTGATGCCGTCGGCCTTCTCCTCGAGCTTCTCGATCTCGGCCTCTATTTTATCGGTCAACTCCCTGACCTTGCCCTCGGCCTCCGCCTTCAGCGACTTCGCCTTCTCCTTCAGCTTGCCGGCCTCATCCTCGAGCTTCTTGACCCCGGCTTCGGCCTTCTCCTTAGCCTCCTTGTACTTATTCTCGGCCTCGTCGATGGCCTCGTCCAGCTTCTTCTTCTGCTCCCGGAGCTCTTGCTTTAATTGTTCGGCGTACTTAAGGCCCTCGTTCGCCGCTTCCTCCGCCGCCTTTTTAGCCTCGCCGGCGGCCGCTATCGCCTCGGCGGCCATCTTGTCGACCTCCGCCAGCGCCGCGTTCACCTCTTCCAGCAGGCCCTCCAGGGCCTCCTCGGCGGACTCCACGGCGTCCACGAGCTTTTGCTTCGCGTCCTCCATGGCCTCCTGCGCTTCCTGCAACTGCTCCTCCAGGAAGCTCGGTTCCGCGGGCGGCGCCGGCACCGACGGCGGCTCCACCATGGGCGGCTCGCCCGCCGCAACAGTCACCTTTTTGATCCAGCCGACCGTGGTCACGTAGCCCTGCTCCACGGTGAAGGCGTGGCTGGCCTTCACCACCTCGAACTCGCCGTTCATCCTCTCGTCGGGCATCTCCTTGAGCTCTACGGTGTCCCCCAGCCCGACCTTTGGATTCCCTATCGCCCTGAAGGAGCCTTTAAGGGATACGAGCAGCGACTCCAGCTTCGCGGCCGCCACCTTGTCCGCCGTGTCCTTATCGCGGATCGCCGGGTGGCGGATGATGTAAGCATTATCTCCGCCCCCGGACGCGCCGCCCATCACGTTCTTGGAGAGCCAGTGCGCCGTGTCCGCGCCCTTCGAGCTCGACGGGCTCTCCTCGAACACCTTGACGCTGGTCACCTGGGGCGAGAGCTCCTGCACGACGGCCATCAGGATGTCCCTGCCGTGCTTGAATACGCGGGCTTTTTTGGGGGCGTACTTCCTGAACGATACCTGGCCGTCGGGCAGCATGAAAAGGTCAAAACCGCAGAGCGAAGCCAGCTCCCGCATGTGCTCGTAGGCGGACTTCGAGTCGTCGACCACATACATGGGGAAGCTGATGCCTTCCTCGGGGTCCTTCGCCTTGACGCCGGCCTGCTGCGCCAGGTCCTCGACGATGGCCCCGGCGGCCTGCTTCTCGTACACCTGGTGCACCTTGAGCCGGGTGAGCGCCGAGGCGGCGCTGTAGCCGGTGACCACGATCCCCGCGGCGCGGGGCTCCACCGCGTCCACAGTGCCCGTGAACAGCTGAGCCGTCGCGCCCTCGGAC